AGTATGATTACTGGAAACCAGAAACTGTGATAGTTGAGGCCAAAGCATCAGGACTTCCGTTAACCTATGAAATGCGTAAATTGGGCATACCGGTTATTAACTTTACACCAAGCATGGGAAATGATAAACATACTAGAGTGAACGCTGTAGCACCGTTACTCGAAGCGGGGCAGATCTGGGCACCAGATACAAAGTTTGCTGAAGAAGTGATTGAGGAGTGCGCTGCATTTCCACTAGGTGAACACGATGACTTAGTTGATAGCATGACTCAAGCAGTAATGAGATTTAGACAAGGGGGCTTCATTGATCACCCAGACGACTACGAGGATGAAGACCTTCCTGAGCAACAGAGGACGTACTATTAATGAATAAGATCTATGAGCTTCTAGAGATAGCAGGAACACTTTTAAAAAGAATATTACGCGGTAAAGATATTCCGCGGTCTGAGGCAACAAAACTTGCTGATCAAGTTAGAGAGTCAATCGCAATGGTTGATAAGGGCACTTCAAAGATAGACGAACAACTAAGACAACTAAGACAAATACAAGATCAAATAGATGCGTATGAAGCAGGCAGTCCTCTTGCGGGTGTTAAAGTTGCAGGACAAGAATCGATAGAGGAATTACTAAAACAAATTTCTAAAGATACAGGTGCAACTTTTGATGAGATAAGAGACGCCATACGTACTGAGGTGAATATGGGGTATGCACCTGATGATCCAAAACGATTAGCTATTTTAGACGACGAGGGATTACGAGAATATATTCAAGTGCAATACCTGATGGGAAATAAAGACGACATTACAAGAACAGTCTTGGAAGCCATTGGTCCTAGAAAAAGTAAAGCAGATGAATACAAAGATATTTTCTCAGGCAACAAACCTAAAAAGAATTTAGGACTGACTGATGACGAAATTCGTTTTCTGTCAACGGATGATGCAACCTATAAAGATTTAGGTAAGACTGATATAGGCCTACCTAAACCAAAAGGCATACAGACTGAAATAGATGAAGCCATGAAAAAGTTAGATGTTCAACAAGAAAAGCTTAGACAAGTTGAAGAGAAAATGGCTGATCCAAAAAACTTTGACAAGATGACTAAACCAGGAGGACTTGCCAAACTAATGGAAGAGGTTGACGAAGACAATATTATTGATCTTGCAGAATTTAGAAGAAGAAAAAAAGATCCAGTCGACGATGATGGTTTTGCAATGGGCGGCCGTATTGGTGCTAATTCAGGATTGTTTGCTAGTAAAAAACTTATGGACTTTATGAAAAAATTTGGAATGAAAGCTCCTGATAAAGTTGCAGACAAACAACAGATCAAAAACGTTATTGAAGACCCAGACACGGATCTTGAGTATAGAAGAACCATCAGAGACGAAGAGGGTATGATTACACGACAAGGTACAAAACCAGGTCAGCCAACTATTGAAGATATCAGAGACATGATACAAAACGATCCAAGGTACGATAAATTAACAAGAGCTCAAATGGATAAGGTGGTTATCAAAGAAACAATCAGAGCAGACCTTGCATACAATATGGGTTTAAGTAAAGCAGAAGCAAGAGCTATACCTGATCAAACGTTGGAAGAAATGTATAGACAAGGATATCAAAACAAATATGGATTGGCTAACGGCGGTGGTGTTGGCACTTTATTTAAGAGGAAAAGATAATGGCAATAGATAAAAATGTTTTTCAAAAAACTAGAACTTCAGCGAAAGCTTTAGGACCAGAACAGCAATTAGGTGAGCTGCAAAAAACTTTAGCACAAGAACAAAAGCCACCTATTGAAATGACACAAACAGAAGATGGTGGTGTTGAAATAGATTTTGATCCAAATGCAATGGCGGGAGCCGGAACGGTAAACCACGACGAAAACCTTACAATGTTTTTGGAAGAAGAAATTCTTCAAGAAGTCAGTAATGAAATACTAGAACAGTTTGACAGTTACAAAGCATCAAGAAAAGATTGGGAAGACACATATACAAAAGGTTTGGACCTGCTTGGTTTTAAATATGAAAACAGAGCAGAACCTTTCCAAGGTGCAAGTGGTGCAACACATCCAGTTTTAGCTGAAGCGGTTACACAGTTTCAAGCGTTGGCGTACAAAGAATTACTACCGGCCTCTGGTCCTGTAAGAACACAGATTGTTGGTAAGGTTGACGAGCAAAGAGAAATGCAGGCTGAGCGTGTCAAAGAATTTATGAACTATCAGCTCATGGTCAACATGAAAGAGTACGAGCCTGAGTTTGATCAAATGTTATTTAATTTGCCTTTATCTGGATCAACATTCAAAAAAGTTTATTTTGACGGCGTGATGCAGCGTTGTGTGTCTAAGTTTGTACCCGCAGAAGATTTGTATGTACCATATGCTGCGACATCACTTGAAGATGCAGAGTGCATCATTCACTCAATCAAAATGACAGGTAACGATGTTTTAAAACAACAGCTATCAGGTTTTTACAGAGAAATTGATTTGAGTCCAGACACGACAAGTCCGGATGATGTTACAGATAAAAAAGATGACATCACTGGTTTTGAACCAAACAGCGATGAAGTATTTACTATTTTAGAAGCTCACTGTGAGCTTGACATTCCTGGCTTTGAAGACATGAACATGGAAACAATGGAGCCGACAGGATTGAAGTTGCCTTACATTGTAACGATTGACGAGGGCTCAGGAAGAATTTTATCTATTAGAAGAAACTATAATGCACAAGACCCGACTCGTACAAAAAGAGATTATTTTGTGCACTTCAAGTTTTTACCAGGTTTAGGATTTTATGGTTTTGGTCTGATTCACATGATCGGTGGATTGTCTCGAACTGCAACTGCAGCACTCAGACAATTATTAGACGCAGGAACACTCGCAAATCTTCCGTCCGGATTTAAAATGCGAGGCATCAGAGTACGTGATGAAGCTCAACCGTTGCAGCCGGGAGAGTTTCGTGATGTTGATGCACCTGGAGGCAATCTCCGTGACGCGTTCATGCCATTACCTTTCAAAGGACCAAACCCAGCGCTTCTACAACTGTTAGACTTTGTAGTAAACTCCGGTCAACGATTCGCGTCCATTGCTGATATGCAAGTGGGTGATGGTAATCAAGGAGCAGCGGTAGGAACGACCGTAGCGCTCTTGGAGCGTGGATCGCGGGTTATGTCTGCTATTCACAAAAGATTATATCAATCGATGAAGTGTGAGTTCATGTTACTTGCGAATACATTTAAAACATACTTACCGCCTGTCTATCCTTACGATGTTGTGGGTGGACAGAGACAAGTTAAGGCTACAGACTTTGATGATAGAATAGATATTATACCTGTTGCAGATCCAAACGTCTTTTCACAGACACAAAGAATTACAGTTGCGCAAACACAATTACAACTTGCTATGTCAAATCCAAAAATGCACAACATGTATCAAGCTTATCGTGATATGTATGAAGCACTTGGTGTAAAAGACATTGACTTAATTTTGAAAAAGCCACAACCGCCGGCTCCAATGGACCCTGCAGTTGAAAATATGATGGCACTTGCAGGCACGCCGTTCAAAGCATACCCAGGACAAGACCACAAAGCTCACATGGATGCCCATTTATCTTTCATGGGTACACAAATTGCACGAACAAACCCACAAGTTTTGGGTTTATTACAAAAAAATATCTTAGAACACATTGCTTTGATGGGAACAGAGCAAGTTCAGCTAGAATTTAAGGAAGAATTGCAAAGAGTTCAGCAAATTACGATGGAAACACAGCAAATGACAGCTCAATTGGGGCCAAATCCACAAGCAATACAGCAAAATCCGCAATTTATGGCGTTACAACAAGAAATGCAGCAGCTAAATACCAAAATGGAGGCCAGAAAAGCACAATTAATCGCTGAAATTATGGCTGAGTACCTAGAAGAAGAGAAAAAAGTGCTCAATCAGCTAGATACGGACCCATTACTAAGATTAAAGAACGAAGAAGTACAACTTAGAGCAAAAGAAGAGGCTAGAAAGAAGGATGAGGGTGAAACAAAGGCACAAATGGAGGCTTTAAGACTGATTTCTAACCGTGAAGTTGCTGAAGAAAAGCTCGCACAAGACGACAAACATGCTAAATTAAGGGCGTCTGTATCACTTGCAAAAGACGGAATAAAGCAGATGAATGCAGTAGTTAAGGAGGAATCGTGAGCTATACCAAAGATTTTTTAGAGTCTAAATCACAAAAATACCCTGAAATTATGAAGATGACAGACGAAGAAGCTCTTCGTTATTTGGACTTTATGGGTGAACTTGTAGAATCTGTAAATGATGAGATGACTGATATTGACGAAGGTTATAACGTTGGTGGTCGTGTTGGTTTTGACATGGGTGGTATGAGTTACAAAGATGTTGAAGAGCGTTATGCTGAGGGATTAACAGACGAAGAGTACATACGCTTTATTAAATTAACACCTGAACAAAGAAAAGAAGACATGAAAAGAGCAGGTGTGCTGATAGATGACTTAGCAAAAGGTGGTCGTGTCGGTTTTATGGGTGGTGGCATGGACGCTGGCGCGAGTAGTTCATCTGGTGATGCAGGAGCAGGAGCAGGGGTTGGTTTTGGTAAAGGCCCAAGCAATGATGGCAAGGATCCGGGTAATACTGGTATAAGTGCAGACGACTCAGCAGAGGATGTTTATGGTATTAGTCCTAATTTAGGTATTGCGGAAGAAGCTCAAAAAGACAGATTTTCACCGGACAAGGATAAAGGTTTAGGCATTGTGAATGCTTTTAAAGCACTTAGTCCTACGCTGAATGCTCTTAGAGCACTTGGTTATTTAAAAGACAGAGTTGAAGGTTTTTTTGGGTTCAACGACGGTGAAGATCCGGGCAACCTAGGTTTATCTTACAGTCCCAATCCAAACAATACTAATTTAGGTATGACACCAATCGGAACAGACGTTAGTCCTTCCTCGGACCCAGATAGAGGAGGCAGAGCTGATGAAAGAAGAGTCGAAAATGTTCTTGATACCGAACTTCCTATGGAAATGATGTTTGGTGGTGATCCATTAAAAATAGCAACATATCAAAGATACATCGATGCAGGTTATCCTGAAGATCAAGCAAGAGCAATTGCTGATAGTTTAATGACTAATTTTACAGCTTACTGGCAATAACACGTTCTCAAACAGGTAAAAGTGTTTCTAAAAAAGAAAAGAAAATCAGTAAAGTAATGCGTGAGTTTAAAAATAAAAAATTAAATATTGGAAAATCTAAGAAAAAGGTTAAGAATAGGAAGCAAGCTTTAGCTATCGCACTAAGCGAAGCAGGTGTAAAAAAGAAGAGGAGACGCACATGATCGAATCACTAAGAACAAAAATTATAGATAAGTGGACTGAGATGGGTTGGAAAACTAAAGTCATCGGTGCCGCTGTTATCGTTATAATCATCATAGGAATAATCACATAATCAAATGATACTTGACGTAGTCAAACTAGCAATCGGCGCTGGCACCCATATTATGAAAAATAGACAGCAGCGCAAAATGCTCGAGTCAGATGCTGCTATGTTGCATGCACAGAAAATGGCTAATGGCGAAATCGAGTATCAGGCAGCTGTAAGGCAATCAAACGACAAGGGATGGAAAGACGAGTTCGTTTTGATACTTGTGTCGGCGCCCGTGATTTTGTTGATATGGTCTGTATTCTCAGATGATCCAGACATTCAAGCTAAACTACATATGTTCTTTGAGCAGTTTAACAATCTGCCTTTTTGGTACCAGACGCTCTTTGTCGGAGTCGTAGCTAGTATATACGGTTTGAAGGGCGTAGATATTTTTAAGAAAAAGTAATTTGACTTAATCATACATCGGGGGAAAAAATGGGGGACAATAAACCCAAGAACCCGCTTGACGTGTTCTGGGAGCAACTAGGAGACAAGGAGAAAAAATATGTCCGAAGCTACAGATCCAATAAACGTGATCTACAAGATACAACGAGAAATGAAAACTCAACTGGAGAGTCTAGTACAGACTCTAGCAAACGGGGGAGTTGACAGTATGGAAGAATACAAATATATAATAGGTAAGATCCACGGGATCGATATGATATCTCAGGAACTCTCTAACCTGCTAGAACCAAAGGAGCCAAATAACGATGACAACATCACACGCATTAGAAACTAAATACGAAAAACAAGATCAAGAAGCTACAGAAGCACCAAGCAAAACAAATTTAGATAAATTACCAAACCCTACAGGTTGGCGAATACTTGTTATGCCTTTTCAAGTTAAAGAGGAAACACAAGGTGGAATAATAATTGCACAAGAAACATTAAACAGAGCACGAGCAGCTGTACAAGTTGGTTATGTTCTTAAAAAAGGGCCACTATGTTATGCAGATAAGGAAAGATATCCTACAGGCGCATGGTGTGAAGAAAAAGATTGGGTGATCTTTGCAAGATATGCAGGATCGCGCATGGAAATAGAAGGTGGAGAGATAAGAATGTTAAACGATGATGAGATACTTGGAACAATAGATGATCCAAAAGATCTTATTCACGCAATGTAATCATAGAGGAGGACACTATGCAAGACGAAGAAATGAAAATAGACGTTGGTGAAACAGACGAACAAGAACAAGAAATTGATCTTGACGCTGCGCCACAAGAAGAACAACCGGAAGAAAAACCGGAGGTAGAGGTTACCGATAAACCTGCTGAACCTGTTAAAGCCGAAGAGGCTACAGAACAGACATCAGAAATGGAAAATTATAGCAAGGGTGTAAAAGCCAGAATAGCTTCACTTACTAAAAAAATGAGAGAAGCTGAAAGACAAAGAGAAGAAGCTATAACTTTTGCAAAAGGTCAACAAGCAGAAGTTGAGAGAATGAAAAAGAAATATAGTTCTCTTGATGAAACTTATACAAATGAATTTGAAAAAAGAGTCACCACAAACGTAGAGGCGGCAAAGGCAAAACTAGCTCAAGCTATCGCTACAGGTAACATTGATGATCAAGTTGCTGCTCAAACAGAGATTGCAACACTCGCTATGGAAGCCAATAGATTGGGTAAACTTAAAGAACTTCAGGAGGAAAAAACAGTTGAGCAACCTGCTCAACCTGCTCAACCTAAAGTGGCTCCTCCACCAGTTGTACCACCACCTGACCCAAAAGCAGACGCTTGGGCTCAGAAAAACACTTGGTTTGGTGTAGATAATGCAATGACATACACCGCTTTTGATATTCACAAGAAACTTGTAGAAGAGGAGGGGTTTGACCCTGCTTCTGACGAATATTATACGGAAGTCGATAAACGAATAAGACTTGAATTCCCGCATAAATTTGATACAAATAGTGAATCGACGGCTGAACAACCTGTTCAGAACGTTGCAAGTGCAAAACGTCCGGCCACAAAGGGACGCAGAAAAACTGTGAAGCTCACGCCCTCACAGGTAGCTATTTCTAAACGACTAGGCGTGCCACTCGAAGAATATGCGAAACAATTAATCGCGAAGGAGGTATAGCATATGGAAAACGATAAAATGAAAACCACTCGCGCGAGTCAAACTAGAGCGAAAACAGAAAAGCCAAAGGTTTGGACTCCCCCATCATCACTAGATGCACCGCCTGCACCAGACGGGTACAGACACAGATGGATACGAGCTGAGTCAATGGGATCGGATGATTCCAAAAACGTAACAGGTAAGTTGAGATCTGGTTGGGAATTTGTCAGAGCTGATGAATATCCAAACGAAAGTTATCCGTCAATAACTTCAGGTAAGTATGAAGGTGTCATAGGAGTTGGTGGCCTTGTGCTGGCAAGGATACCCGAAGAGCTCGCAAAGCAACGTGAAGCGTATTATAAACAAATGACGCAAGATCGTAATGATGCTTTAGAAAACGATGTCTTGAAGGAACAGCACCCAAGTATGCCGATCAATCAAGAGAGGCAGACTCGTGTAACTTTTGGTGGTACTAAGAAATAGTATTTACATATTTCAGCCACCTATTTAACCAATAACCTTTAAGGAGGGTAAAACATATGGCAAATTTAGACGCGCCAAGCGGGTTTAATCCTATTGGGAAAATGGGTAGTGGTGCTCCACAAAAAATGAATGAATATGACGCAGCCGGAGGCTACGCTACAAAAATTTATCAAGGCGATTTAGTAAAACTAAACGCAGGTAATGTAGAGCGTGGTGCTGGTAACGACACAGCTTTCATAGGTGTTTTTTGGGGTGCAACTTTCGATGATTCCGACGGAAAACCTAAATTCATCAACAACCGTCCTGCCTCACAAGCGGCAAAAGTGTTTGTATATGATGATCCATACCAAGTATTCGAAATACAAGGTGACGGAGCATCTGCTCAATCTAACATTGGGAACACTACAGACATCAATGCAGGTGGAGGTAACGACACAACTGGTACTTCATTAATGGAAGCAGCCTCAGCAAGCTTTGGAGCGGGTAACGTTAACATTCGTGTTATCGGAATCTCTCAAAAGGAAGGCCGCAACACTGTTGGTACAGGCGGAGCAAACGCACTGTACAACGTTTTAATTAATGAACACTTGTACAAATAATAGCAGGAGGACATAAATAATGGCTATATCAAGACAACAACTAGCAAAAGAGCTAGAGCCAGGTCTGAACGCATTGTTTGGACTTGAGTACAAAAACTATGAAAACCAACACGCAGAAATCTTTGATACAGAAAACAGTGACAGAGCTTTTGAAGAAGAAGTAATGTTATCTGGTTTTGACAAAGCTGCTGTTAAGTCAGAAGGATCTGGCGTGGTTTACGATAGCGCGCAGGAAACTTTCACTGCAAGATATCAACACGAGACAATTGCTCTCGCGTTCGCAATCACTGAAGAAGCGATTGAAGATAACTTGTATGACAAGATTTCTACTCGTTATACTAAAGCACTAGCAAGATCTATGGCTCAAACGAAGCAAGTTAAAGCTGCTGCAGTATTGAACAACGCGTTCGATTCAACTGCACAAGCTGGTGGTGACGGAGCATCTCTATGTTCTGGACAAACTGCCAACAGAGCAGCTGGTCACCCGACTGTTGCTGGAAAGTTTGTTAACGAATTGTTAGTATCTGCTGACCTTTCTGAAACATCTATCGAGCAATCGTTGATTGACATTGGCAAGCTTACTGATGAGCGTGGCTTAAAAATTGCTGCTAGAGGTATGAAACTAATTATACCTTCTGAGCTACAATTCACAGCTGAGCGAATCATGAAATCTGCTCAAAGAGTTGGAACAGCTGATAATGATACTAATGCAATCGCATCTATGGGAATGATACCACAAGGATACGTGGTAAATAACTTCCTAGCGGATGGTGAGTCATTCTTCATTAAAACTGATGTTCCTAACGGAATGAAGCACATGGTTCGTGCGCCAATCAAAACTGCCATGGAAGGCGATTTTGAAACTGGTAACATGAGATACAAAGCCAGAGAAAGATACAGCTTCGGCTGGTCTGACTGGAGAGGTATCTACGGTTCTGACGGTTCTGCTTAATAAGTAGCACTGTTAGGTACTACCTAATTTAAAGGGGCGCTTCGGCGCCCCTTTTTATTTGCAAACAGTATTTTAAAAGAGTATAGTGGATCAAACACAGACTTGACCAGACGGCCTCGCGACTGTGTTAAATTTATAAGGAGGATACA